TTTCTTTATGAGAAAGATTAACTTCATCTTTCTTATTTTTAGTTAATTCGTTGATATTACCTATATCAATTTTTTCAACTAAAGCATATCTATAAATCTTATTATCCGTTCCCCATTCAAAATGCAATAGAAGTCTAGGCTCTTTGTAAATGTTTATGAGTCTTGGATCAAATCTTGCTCTTGTCATGAAAAAAAATGGGGGATTTCTCCCCCACTTTATATTTATTGATTAGTCTACTGTATACTCGATAACAAAACTTAAATCACCAGCTTGATCACCAGCTGCATCAAAAGTTAATGCAACATAGTAATATCCGCCAGGATCAGATGATTGTCCAGCATCTTGCCAAACTTTCTGTCCCATTTTGTTAATGTCTCTAGCTTCAAATGCTACTTCAGTTCCGACAGTTACAGCACCTCTAAGGTCTGTAATTGCAGAAGCATAAGCATCATCATCAACCGCAGCAATAGCTGTTGAGTATAATCCAACGTCTGTTGTATTAGTCGTTCCAGAATCTAAGTCATCGTTAAACAACTTGATAGAAGAAATACTAGCATTAGTTGGTATAGGTGCTAACATAACTGTGTCTCCAGCTGACAGGTCAGCAGCAGCTAAAGCAATCGTACCTTGTGCAATTCTTTTTGCACCATGTAATTGCTGTGAGCTATTTTTAACCTGAGGAACTGCAACAAAGTTAGTTACTATATCTGTGTTTACATTTGCCATAATTTATTTCCTCCTATTATGCTTCGTGACATTTGATTTCTACCACTTTTTCTTCTTCCATTCTTGTTGCTCCAATGCTCATGCAGTAGTAAACTTGAGTCGCATACGATTTGTCTGCTCTTTCGTCTATTCTTGCATTAACATCTTTACCAACTCCTAGTGCAATACCATCCTGTGCGAATGCTATTACTTTTCTTTTAGAAGATTCGATAGATAATCTGTTTGATACTATAAAGTTAAAACCTAAGAACGAGTTGATTTCACCATTAGCCAATGCTTTGACTGTGTTGAAGTCTGAACTTGTTACTTCAGTTGTACCTAATAGATCAGTGATTTGTCTAGGTCCTACTATTATATGTCTAGCGATAGACGGGTCTACACTTGCTAAATCGAACTTTTCTTTTGCAGTTCTTAATTTTGCAATAGTCAAACCATCAGTACCTCCTTCAGCAATTTTTTGAGCCGAAGGTAAAGAAGTTGATGTTGATCCTGTTTCGCCAGTAAAAGCAGTTCCTAAAGCGGCACTGATTACTACATCATCCATAGCTCTTCCCATTGCCATAGCAGCGGCTTGAGCATAAGATGAAGTCGGGTCTATTAAGAGTCTTACTTTGTCTTGTTGATCGATTAGATCAGCAAATTCATAATCAGCTAATGATACTCTTCTTCTTGCGTGAGGTGTATCAATTTGCGGAGTGTCTGAATGTCTGCTAGTTTTTTCAACTGCAGTTACTGCACCAACCTGATCAAAGAAAGCATTTTTTCCTACAACACTTTCAAGTCTGACCTTGTCTCTTAATAACGATCCCATTTGTTGAGATAGCATTTGTATGTTAGCAGAATACTGCTGTACAAAAGCTGTAGTTATTTGTGATGACATAATTGTCTCTCCATTTTATTGTTAGTATTAAGTTAAACAGAAAGGTTCTCCGTCAAATTGACAGGCAATTCTTGCATTTAAAGTCTGTTAGACTACTGTCTATTCCATGTTGTCAGTAAGGTTCACGTAGTATAACTTGCGAATTGTCCTACTAATAACCCCTTACATTAAATTTTAAAAAAATACAAGGGGTTAAAATTTTTATTTAGTTATCATTTCTCTTAAAGTATAAACTTGTTGTACAACTTTATCATGATCAGGGTGTGATCTATTCCAATAAGGTCCATCTTTATTATTCATAATATCAGATATTTCTGTTTCAACATCAGTGTTTGAACTTACGTTTTCACTTTCTGTAGAAACTATTTTATCTTCTGACATCATACCAGCTATCTTTGCGAAGCCTTTAATAATTTCAGGATGATCTCCAAGTCTCATTCCATCTTTAAGTTGCATATCTAATATCTCTGGGTTCATGTTAGCTTTAGCTAATGCTCCAGCTTTTTTAATATTAGTATCAAACTCTCTACCCCACTCTTGTCTTAACTGTTGTGTAGATTGAGCTTGTGCAGTTTCAGTATCAACTTTAGCTTGATGAGCCATACCTTCCATATTATTTTTATAGAACTCTAAGATACCTTGAGCTTGTTTATTATTTAAACCTAATTGATGTGCGTTCTCAGCAAACTGTTTTATAGCTTGTTCATCAATAGGAACAACCTCTGACTTTGCATTTAAACTATATTTATCTGCAGATTCAGGTCTACCAAGTTTATCGTAGACTTCATTCCATTGATCGTCTGTTGAGTTTTTATTAGGTACAGCAACTTTATCTTTACCAATCATTTGTGTTGCATTGATATATGACTTTGCTAGTGCATCTATCTCTGTAAACTTTTCTATGTTTGGATCGTTTCTAAACTCTTCGGAGATTGCTTCCTTCCAAGTTTTTGCTGCGGGTTGTGTTTCAGTAGAAGGTGCGATGGTTGCTTCTACGGGTTTAGTATTTTCTGTAGATGTTTCTGTCTTTTCTACAGGCACAGTTTCCTGTGTTATCTGTTCTGATGACATATTTATTTTCCTTTTTCATTATCGTTTTGTAGCATTGCTTTTATAAATAGAAGGATGCTACGTTGTCCTTCCATATATGCACTCTCATGACTATCACCTTTTACATTGGTAGTCGTATGATGGTGGCATCTCTTTTCTAAATCAGACATGACTTGTTTGCCTTCGCCTGTATTAAATATAAATTGATAGTTTTTTTTTAAACCCTCAACATATTTTTCAAAATTTCTTTCTTTATCTTTTGCTTGACCCATTATTCTTCTTCAGCATTTGCAACGGCTCGTGCTTCTTCAGGTAAGGCTTTAGCTAATGGAGCTATATCTCCTCCTGCTTTCGCTAACTGTTGGACTTGTTGCATCTGCATTTGCTCCTGTTGTTGTTGTTGTGCTTGTTGTCGTTCTGCATTAACTTGACTTTGTGATTTTAATATCTTCTGTGGTACACCAACTATATCAGCTAAGTGTTTAACAAGATTATCAAAATTAACATAATCAAATACAGGAGCTACATTAGCCATGCTTCCAAGAATTTCAATAGCTCTCATAATAGATTGTAACTCTGTGGATTTCTGTGCTTTAGCTAATGGTGAAACATATTCAATTTCTATATCTTGACCTGATAAAAATTCAGGTGCTGGGGGTAATTGATTGTTTCTTAATAGAATATTAAATACTCTATCAATTAAAGGTTTTAATAATTCAGATTGTAATCTTCCTAATACTGGTCCTAGTAATCTCATTTTCTCTTCGTTACGTTGTATAACTTCTGTTGCTGTCATTTGTGGACCTTGTTGCATCATAAGTTGGTTTACATAGAACACAGCTCTAATCGCATCTCGTCTTTGTTCTTCCATGTTTAAACCTAATGGATTATTTGCACCAATGTTTAAAGGTTCAATTCTATCTCTTGTACCTGATCTATAAAAATTTAATCCACCTGGTACAGTTCTAACAGGTAATAAGAAACCATCATCAGGAACTAATAGAGGTGGGTCTACTTGTTTCTGTGCAGCTTTAATTGTTGTCTTAACCATTTCATTTAACATCTTTACATCTGGTAAAGCTGTCATGGCAGGTGATCTTCCATAGATTTCATGTGAAGCCTTTAAGTATCTTGGTACTACAAAAGGGAACTCTTTAAATCCTGATACGGATAATTCATTACCATTTTTATATTCCATATACACAGATTCAAATGGCATATTCTTTTTATCTTTTTTGTTAGGATCAAAGTCTGCTCTTGGATAAACTGCGTGTACGATCTCAACTTCTTTGTAAGGATCTTTTTTTTCTAATACTAATATATCTTGTGATACTGCTGTGCCAAATTTTTGCACCACAGCTCTTGCTGATAAATTAAATCTTCTATAGATGGTATCAATTCTACCTTTATCATTTTCCGCAATGTAAACTTCATCAATGTGTCTTGTAGAAAACTTTATAAAATCTTCTTCATCTTCTTCGATAAACATTGCTGCCGTACCAAAGGTAATAAGGTCATGATACAATTCAAATATTTCTTGTTGAAAGTTTGATCTATTAAATGCTGTGTACATTGCATCTGTTGCAGACTCTAACCATAGTTTAGCTTCATCTTCGTTATCTATATTCTCTTGTTTAAATCTTAAAGTAAACCAAGGTGTGGATGGGTTTGTAAGCATACCATGTAATGATGCTGCTAATAATTCTAAGGCTTGTAAAGGAGAACTATCAAAGATGAGTTCCATTCTTTTATCGCCACGTGTTCTTTTTTTAGTTACGTCTGATTTTCTTGGCATCATGTAATCTGCCACTTCTTGCCAATGGGTTTCCCAGTTTTGTCTTTGACCTGCTAGTCTGCTAAATCTTGTTAATAGTTTTTTTGTTAAATCTGTTTTTGCCATTACTGTCCTAATAAACTCTTTCTACCTAATGTTACTGTTTGATCTTCTACTCCACGAGGTCCTGTCATAATAGTCATTGATCTACCTTTAGCTTTTGTTTTTCTTGAATCATATCCATCCATGCTAGTTGCTGTTGCTTGAGAAACTTCTGCTGTAGTAGGAGCTACTGTTACGGGTGCAGGTGGAGGAGTGGGTCTTACTATTCTTGCTATTGCTCTGACTGGACTTCCTCCCATATTACGATCCTAATAAAGTTTTCTTTTCTGTTTCAGCTTCTTCCTCAATACCTAAAGGTCCAGTTAAGATAGTTGATTTTCTACCTTTTCTTTTTCTCTCTATCGCTGCTTGTTCCGCTGCAATTCTTTCTTTCTCTTCCGCAGACACTTCAGTTGATGGTGGTGTCGGCAAAGGTTGAACAGGTGGTAGTGGTGGCATTTTTGGTGTTAAAAAACTCATAATTATATAATCCTGTAATTATTATCTGCTACACTTTGTGGTGCAACTTGTCTAGTATTTATTTCTTGCAAACCTACCGCTAAGTATCTCATAGCATCACAGGCATGAGACGACCAATCGTGAACAGGCTTACTTCGGAACATACGATTTTTGTCAATATATTTCCGATGGTAATGTCTTAACGCATCTATTAACTTTTTGCAATGGTCTGTATCAATCCAACATCGAGGTAAGGTCATTGTGGTTGCGTGTATACCATCTTCTAATGGTATTTTAGGAACAACTTTAAATCTAATACCTAATTGATAGGCGACTTCTCTTCTCGTTTTTCCATTGCTAAAATCTGTAACTTCTATATCATGCGGTGCGAAATGATCTTTGTAGACATAATCCTTCTCCTTAATCATTTGAATATAATGCGGTAATCCTTGTCCACGTTCTTCATGATAGTCGATAATATTAATTGATCTACCTAGCTGCTGAAAGAATATAATAGAACTATGATCTGATACACCTAAGTCCCAAGATGTATTTACAGGCAATGATGGATCGTAGGGTACTCTTGTTAATTGTTTCTGATCTTCCATCTTTACCAAAGTATCATTATAGATAGATCCTTCTATGTTAGCTATCCAATCACATTCAAACTCTTGCAGATACTTCTTCTCTCCCATCACTTCTTTTGCCTTGACCAACTCTTCGTTATCTACAATCTTAGTTTCACTTGCTTTAGCTTTGTAGTTAAACCAATCCTCTGCTCCTTGTGCGTGTTGATACAATTCATAAAAGTTATTATTCATTCCTTGTGGTGTACCTATAAATACGCAGTAACCTTTTCTATCTGATAATGCTGGTCTTATGATTTCAGGAAAGAGTTTATCATTGACATTTGCGTATTCATCAATCACACATCCATCTAGGTAGATACCCCTTAACCCATCGGAGTTTTCCGACCCAAGTAAAGTTATTCTTGAACCATTGGGTAAATCTACCCTTAGCTCTGTTTCATTAAACTTGGTGTATGGTATCTTTGCAGTAAACTGTTTCATGTAATCCCAGGCGATTGATTTACTTTGTTTGAATGTTGGCGAAATGTAGGCATATCTTGGGTTCTTATTTTTGGACAATAGTGCTGACCTAATTAAGTGATTGATCATACATACTGTTTTGCCGAACCTCCTATGGCAAACCAATACCGACCATCTATGTTTAGATATTTTATTATGTAAAAAGGCTTGGTGTTTTCTAGGGGTGTAAGGTATCTTAATATCCATATCTAGTGTATTCTTGTACTTAACATACTATACTCAGCGGTGTTGTAATCAAAGTCTAATAAGTTCATTGCATACTGTGCAAAGTTTTCTGCAATCTTCTTATTGTGTAATCCATATATCTTAATAGTCAGAGTATTTGTTTTCTCATCAATTAAAACTATAGATGTTAAGTCGTCTTGTATGTAATCCCACATATTATACTACATATAGTAATTACTATTTAATTTAAAGGGAGGTATGGCAAAGTGAATAAGATGGTGGGTTGTTTTGTGGGGGTGGCTAAAGCTATGTCTGTAAAGGTGTCCTCGAGTCCCATGTATATATACGTATAGTTTGGCGCGTCATTTTTTGGGTATATCCCCCCTATCGTTTTTTAAATTTAGTCAGTTGCCTATATAAATAACCAAATATGTGTAACGATATATTTGCACTATCAATAAGAATTTCCTATAACAATCAATTATCGGAAGTATATAGGTCAATACTATTGTCCGATTATATACACGAGAAAATAAAACTTCGTTGATGAATTAGAATAGGATCTTATTCCACTCTTTTAATCTTTACATATTTTAAAAGTTCATGATTTTTTTTATTAAAATATTTTATAGATATAACTTCGCCTTCTTTGTATTTACTATTAAGCTGCTTTAAACATTTCTTAAAGCTCATCGCCTGGATTACTTCTTCTTTGCCTTGCTGATCCTTTATTAAATAAGTATATCTCATAGTGTTGTATATTTATCACAGTTGCATTTATATCACACTAATATCTTGACCCATTTTGAACTTATTATTTGATTGACTTGTTATATCATAACCATTATGGTTAAGTATGTTTGAAGCAATATTACATATATTATTTGTAGGCGGTTTAATTACAGCTACACAAATTATAGGAGGATATATTATTGCTTCAATCATTGTTAATAAACAACAACCAAAGGGGAAATAATGAGTACACTTAACATAAACGATCCAAAGTATTTTGATCCATATTTAAAAACAATAGCACAAAATACACATAACAATCATCATACTGAAAATGCTGTTTTAATTGCTTATAATTTTGGAACTGATTTTCATATAAATTTAATGAGAAAAATACAAAGTCAATACAATAAAATGAATGGCTTAGAATATTTCACATTAATTGCTAGAGATTTTATTGTAAAAGATATTTTAAACAATATGAAAAATAAAAAACTAGCTAAAAAAATAAAGGTAAGGTTATAATATATATTGACAATATGGTTAATATAACTAATATAAATATAAAAACAAACAAGGGGTAAATATGACACTAGAAACATTAAGAAAAAAAACAACGTATGAGTTAAAAGCTATAATCAAAGCATTGTCTTTGCCTATCTCTAGCTTTTTAAATACTGATCAAGACAATCAAAGACTAGAAAATGCTAAACTTGTATTAGCAGAAAGGGGGAAACATGAATAAAAAAATAGTGAGAGTGCCTATTGATAGTATTGGTGATGTAAATGGTTATTCAATGATTGAATACCACATGGATTTTACTGAAACTATCAACAAATTATTAAAATCAAATAATATAAATGTTCAATTAAAATCAATGTCTTATGGTGGCGAATATTCTGATAGTGATTGGCGAGTATTATTTCAATTAAAAAAGGGGATCAAATAATGTTTATACTTGAAGCAATACCAATGATCTTAATTTACATTCTATTTGCATATATAATATTGGAGGGTAAAGATGAGAGATAAAACCGATCATATATATTCAACCGCTTTAGCATACGCTTGTTATAAAAGTGGTCCTAAAAAAGTTAATGATAATCTATTAAAAAATATGTTTCATGATTTATGTTTGTTGTCAAAAGAATATGCTTTTGACTATGAGCAAGAATTAAAAAACATATTGAAAGAGGGGATCAATGAAAGCTAAATACTTTGTATCAGTCTTAAAGATATTAAAAGATAAGTACGGGTTTTCTTTTAATATCAATGACACTATGCAACAAGCTCAGGATAAGATCGACAATGTAAATACGTTTAAGTATATCAGTAAAACAAATGGATCTCACTTGCTTCCAGGAAACGTAATAAACTTCCTAAAAGAACGAGATCAAAAAAAGAAAGGGGATAAATAATGAGCAGCGATATAAGTAAAATGAGTAGCGAGAAGCAATTAATATGTGAATGGTGCGAGGGTAAAGG